AAATAAATTTATACCTGTGTTTATTAATCCTTTTGTAGATGAAAAACTATCTATTACTTCAACTATTCCTTTTACTAAATCAGCATAACCTTCGCCTGAAACTCTAGCGTTTTGTTTTACAATTTGGGAATTATATTGGTAAAAATAATCTTCAAAAATATCTAATTGCGCTTGCTTTGCATATAAGTTAAAATCATTGGGTGTTATGTACCCAAAATTATTTTTATTTGCAATAGAAAGAACCGTTGCTCTTACTGTATTTATTAAACTCATACTATTTAATCTTTTTACAAAGATACAAAAAAAAAAGAGGCATCATTTCTGAAACCTCTTCTTTGAAAATAACTATTATGTTATTGTTAATCTAACTTAGACTCCAATATTCTTAATACTTCTAGCCCTTCATCACTCTGTAAAAATGATGCTAAAATAAATAATGGATCTTCACCATAAGGAACTGTTAACAGTTTTGTTTTATTTCCTTTAATATTATAATAAACATCTTTTTTGTTTTTAAGAACTAAATGTCCTTCTGCAAAAAACTTAGAACATTTATTTTGAAGTTTTAATAATGGATCATTTAATGATTCTAAAAAGTCATTTGGATATCTTCCTGCAAACATTCTAACGTCACGCTTTAATTCAGCTGAAGTTAAGTTGTCTACTCTTAATCCTATTACAACTCTAGCAACAGTCTCTAGCATTTCAACATCTAATTCTCTAGCTAAAATCTGAGCTTCTAAAGCTAAGTCTAACGTTTCTACATCTTCACTAGCATCTCTTTCTTTATCAACTTCTACAAATGTTTTATCAAGTGCAGGGTGATGAGCTAAAAATTTCTGTAAAATTTGGTTTTGTTTTTCTACTCTTAAAAATCCATCTTCAAAAATAATTGGTTCTAAAATAACATTATCATCTTGCTCATCTTCAAAAATACTTTTTTGATTTTTAGCATAACGCATAGACCTGTTTGTTCCAGTCTCTTCGTCAAAATATAATAATGCACTTCTTTTTGTATTCCTTGATGGAATTGTGTAGCTCAATGGAGCTTTGTCTCTGGTAAGTTTGTAGCTCTTGTCAACAAAAGCTTCTTTCTTTTTTTTCATTTGATTTAAATTAAAGTTTAATAAAAAAGGGGGAATGGGTTACATCCCCCCTAATATTTAAATAACTACTCTATCTATTTAAAGATAAAGAAGTTGTTAGCACCTAAAGTACATAAAGCTCTTTCAGATAAGAAGTTTACTTCCATAGCATCTAAGCTAGAAGTAGAAGCTCCACCTGCTGAACCTGTAATCCAAGTCTTGTAACGTCTGTCTTCAGTTTCTGAAGCTCTATAACGAACGTGCAAGAATGGTCTCTTAGCGTTTTTACCTAACACTTGATCATATACTGTTGTAGAACCTGCAGGTACTAATACCCCATTAATAGCTCCACCAACGATATCACCACGCATAGTTGGGTCGTTAAGATATTTCCAGTCTGTTTTGTAAAAGTCATAACCTCTTCGGAATCCTGAGAATCCTAAGTTTAAAGCCATTTCTTCGTCATTGTCAAAAAGACCAAATGATGTACCACCTGCATATCCTGCATTTTGAGCGGCTAACATATCGTCAATATCAAATCCGAATTCACGATTCACAAAAAGAACATTCTCTTCAATAGAACCTTGCTTATCTAGTCTTTGAATAATAGCATCAAAATCTGCAAGAGTTGTTGGGTTACCACCACTCCATACATTTCCTCTTTCTTCAACTACATAGAAAAGTCCTTCTGAACCTTTGTTACCTACACCACTTGCTACACCTTCAACAATTGCTGCTGCTCCTGAACCACCTTCTGCTGGTACTGCTTCAACCATAGCTGTTTCTAGATAATCTTCAAAACGAAGTCTAGTTTCATGCTCTGATTTCATATACCATAAGAAACCTGTTGCTCCATTTTCAGTTGTTACTTCAATCCACCCAATCTGTGCCATATCAGAACCAGATACTGCGTAACGGTCTTTAATGATAATTGGTGAATTAGAGAAAATAGAATCATCAGCTTCTAATTGACCTTGCATTCCGATAGAACCTTTCTGAAATTCAGAACCATAGATAAATAAAGAACATACTACTGCTGCTGCCATTGTCTGACCTGCTGCTTCGTAATAAGCTACATCAACTGTTCCTGCTGCTACATCTACTGCTGTAATAATACCTTTGTTACTATTAACCGAGTTAATTGAACTATCAGATAACATTATTGTTTGACCAACTCTAAGAGCAATAGAACCAGAACCTGGTACTAAAGTATCTCCAATTGTCAAAGTAGCTGTTGTTTGTCCTGCTGCTGCTGCTGAAGTAACATCTGTATACTTCGTGTGTAATCTTCCTTGCTCTGCCCATTTAATTAAATCTGAGTTAGAAGGCATCTCAGCACCGACCATTCTTAAGAATGATGCTACTGTTCTGTTTCCGTAACGTTCGAATTCTTTTTCATAAGTATCTGGAAGATACTGATTTAAGAAATCAAAGTTAGTAATATAATTTGTCTGTAATAAGACTTGTTCTGAACTTGGCTGCAAGTCAAAACCTGGTACTGCATCTACTGCCATAATCTTTGTTTTTTAGATAACACTTAGTGTTAATTATTTTTATTTTTTACTTCTTATTCTTAGTCCTTTTCCATTTGTATCTGAAAGATTACGAGCTTTGAAACCTGTATCACCTATGTTCTGAGGAGTTTGTCTTTGACTCATGTTAATGTTTTTACTTTTTTTCGAAACATCTCCAATTGCATCAGACTTCCCTTGTTCATAGAAATAATTAGCAAACTTTTGAGGATTCATTGCGGCACTTAATGCACTATGCCAACCTTTTGCATCCTTAATTAATCCATCTTCACCAACGTATTGGTTAAGAAGATTATTTAAATCACTTTGCTTAGACTTCATTTCCTGAGCATCTCCATAAGCATATGTAACTTTTTTATCTCCTACATTGAACTCAAAACCTTTGAATTCGGAATTAAAAACTTCACTTGTTTGCTTAACGAAATATTCATTTTTTCGTTCATTTTCTTCTAAAGTGGATTTAGACTTTTTAATATAACTCTTATAAGCTTCTACTTCTTTACTTTGTTCTTCAGAAATAGAACTCCCACTTGACTCAAGAGGAACTCTGTATTTTTCTTTAAACTCATTAAGATATGTTTTCGCTTTCGAAAGTTCTCTTTTTTTAGCAATGTTCTTTTTCTTTATTTCTTTTTCATCATCTAATTCTTCATCATATGAAAACTTTTCATCCATTAAATAATGAATGTCTTCACTATCTAAATCAGATTCAGTTAAAGAATAGTACTCTGCTAATACTTGATCGTCATTTAATTCATTGTAATTTTTATTTACTTTTACAAAATCCTCAAAACCACGCCCTGTTTCTTTTTTATAATCTAAATATTTAGATACATCTTCAGGTAAATTTGATGCTTGTTCTCTTTCAACAAACAAATCATCTATAGATGATATATCTTTATTATATCTATTTTTAATGTATGAAAGAACATCTTCGTCTTTCAAGCCGATATCTTCAATTATCGGTTCTTCTAAATTAGTTGCAGTTTCAGCAACATCATTAGATACCTCATTTAATTCTTCATCGTGTTTTTTAAGTAGATTTTCTTCTACTTCCTGAACAGATTTTTCTGATACAGGATTTACTTCTTTTACTTTAAATTCCATTTGATTTAATTTTTACAAAGTTACTATATAATTATAATTGATTTTCAAGCTTATCTTGGCTCAAATTCAGCAAGGTCAAACCCATCTAAACTATCTTCATTGGATTCAAAACTAACTGATGGTAAATTGTTTTTTCTTTGTTCTATTAATTTAGACTGTTCTGTATTAGCTTGAGATATTCTTTCAGACTTAGCGCCTTCTCTTTCATTTTCTCTTTTTTGTAAACCTTCTTGTTGCATTTTAGCCACCTCAACATCTACTCCTTTTAATTGCATCTGTAATGAAAATTCAAGATTCATTAACTCAGCTTTTATAGAAGCTTCACCTCTCATTTTTTGAACTGAAAATTCAGCCTTAGCTTGCTCTAATTGTATAGCAGCTTGATTTTCCATTTGGAATTGTTGCATTTTAGCTTGAGCAGCGGCTTGTTGAGACTGTTGATTTATTTGAGCTTGTTGTTGAGCTTGAGCAGACTTCTGTTCTTGTTCAGTATCAGATTTAGCTTTTCTTTTTAACTTTAAAACCTGATTAGCTAACTTTAAGTTTCTTATCTCCCTAATATCAATAGCGTCTTCTAAGTTTATAGAATCTCTTTGAAGTGCCATTTGAATATTTTGTTCAAGCATTTTTTGCTGTTCTTCATCAGGCTCAATTTCTATAAATATTCCAAAATCGCTTAAATATAGCTTACTTATTTCATCTAGTATACCTACATTAAATTTACCAATTTGGTTTATAAATTCTTCTCTATGTTCAGAGTATTCTAAAACATCTGCAATTCTACTAGATAATGCAGTACATAACCTTTGTGTTATTTGAAGCCCTGAATCTAATATATGTCTTGTTGCTGTATTACTACTTAACGCAGCTAACTTTTGTAATCCAACTAACGAATAAGAATCAGGAGTTGATCCATCTCTTGCTTCATTAAGACCAGTTACATCTCTAATCATTGATAAATAATGATTATATGTTCCAACTAAACTTTGGATTTTTCCTTGTCCTGAATTACTGTTTAATTGCTGAATAGGAACTTTTGCCTGGTTATAATCTCCATCTTGAGTATAACTTCTACCAATAACACTACCTGTTTGAAAAAACATTCTAAGTGCATCCTCTGGGTTATAAGCTTGCCCTGTTCCTAAGTCTACCTCACTTAATCCATCTGCATCAATAAATACTCCATCTGGTACAACCCTAGAAATTACTTGCTGTAACTTTAAATGAGTAATTTGAATTAAATCAGCAAACGTAATCATCCTTCTTGTTAGTGATTCAAATACACCTTTATACATTCTAGGCGCACAAGCAACATACTCAGGATAAACTTCTTGAGATGCTGATTGAGGTCTAGCCATGTTTTCGGCCATCTTCCATTTTAATAGAATACTAGTACCCATCACCATTACACCTTCATACCAAACATCTATGGTCTTAGATACTTTTTCAAAATTTCCTTCCTCCATCATTTCTGGAGTTGGATTAAACGTATCTTCTTTTTCTATAACTTTTTCTGCTCCTGCTGCATTAACTTTTTTCTTATAAGTAAAAGTATGAGTTGTCTTATAATTAAAAAACAACAATGTAGCACTATCTTTACTAAACAAACTATTGTTATAATATTGAGCAGTATTATTGTAGTCATACCAACTTTGACTATACTTGGATATTTCTTCCATGTCCTGCCTAGTTAAGCTAGTATCTATTTTTTTTAATTCTGTAATTGGCATGGTTTTAATTTCACCCCAATAAAAACAGTCTTGAAAATGAGGATTCTCAGTATAGCTGTACACCATGTTAGCAGGGTCAACATACTCAATAGAAATTCCTGATCCTGGCTTAAATGTGTTTTTACACATAGAAACACCTAAAACTGTCTGATCGTAATAAAGTTGTTTTTGTATTTCGCCATATCTATTTTCAGCTAATACAGTATTAATTGCTTCTTCTGAAGCTATTTCAATAGAAGGTTTGTATTTGAGTTGCATATGTAATGCTAACTCTTCTGATGTGTTAGGAACGTCTTCTTCTGAAGTAGCAAATGTGTTTATTCCAAAATCTTGTTGAACCTGTTTCATAACAGGTTTTGCCAACATATCTTTTTCTAGTTGAACTTGATAGTCACTTCTTTTGTCTAAAGACATTCCATCTTGAGCAAAAGCATTTATTTTAAATAACCTATCAGCCATTCCATTAACAACAATGTCTACAAACTTTGGAATAATAGGTATAGGTGTCCAGTCTAAGTTGAGGTAACTTAAGTCACCATCAATAGCTAATTCATTTTTATACTTAGCTACAGACTGTTCGCCTCTGGCATATAACCTTAGTCTATGAAAGTCAGCCCATTGATTATAAAATCTACTTTGACCACCATCTTTTCTAAACCATTCGTATTGAATAGCCTGTCCTATTTGTAACCCAAACTCATAAGAATCCTTTTGCTTGTCTGAAACAAACTGACTAGGGAATCCTGTTGGGTTTATTGTGATTTTAACATCCTCCATTTATTTTATAATTTGGCTATAACTTCCCTTATTATCGTATCTTGCAAAGTTAAGTTTTATTTTTGATTTCTTTTTAATGGGTTGATACATGTTTTTCTGTATAGCCATAATGGCTAAACCTGAACTAATTGATGCATCAAACTTTGTTCTATTGTTTATATCAAACCTTGCCCAATCTTCTAAAGTTCTAATAAAATACATAGAACCTATTAAATCTGACTCTCTAAAAGTTTCTGAAATATCAAATCCAACATGTTTTTCAATGTAAGATTCTATTGCTGCTGCATGAGCTTGTTTTATATCTTCAGAACTATTCGGCATTCCACCTAATTCTTTTTCAGTTTTAGATAGTTTATTATATACTTTATCAGGTCTATTCATAGAATATCCTCTATAACCTCTGTTTTTAAAATGATACAATAATCTAGGTTTGTTATTCTCAATAAGAATAGGCATACCATAAAATACACAAGCCATTAATACATCTTCAAAAAATATTTCTGCTGTTTGTGGTCGTGCAATGTATTCTAAAAAAAACTCATTTGTTGGGCCTTCATCCATATGAAATTTAGTCATTCCATGTAAAGCTCCATTAGAACCTCCTCCCCCAACAGTTCCTGATATATCATAACTATCACAGCCAAAAGCACCCATGTGTTCATTTGAAGGGTATTTTATTCCGTTTTTTAAATAAAACTTATTTTGTAGTTGTTTGTTAGGAGTCCATGTTACATAAAATCTTCCTCTATCATTTGGGGAAAAAATAACTTCCGTATCTTGTATTCCGTTTTTCCAAGAGAAAGAACCTCTAGTTACAAATCGATCTTTTATTAAAGAGTCATTATAATCTATTTGTTGATATAGTTTTTGTAAATTAAATAAAGATTGTTTGCTTTCATCTCTAAATGCATGAGACTCTGTTCTAGGGAATTGTCTATAATACTCATTCAAACCATCTGCATCAGACTTAAGTCCTTCAACTTCATTATTCCAATGCTCAATAACACCTTGGTCAATAACTTCATTAAAAGGGCCTAGTAAATCTTTAGATGGAGTATCAAAAACAGGATGACCATATATATCTATAAATCCTTCATAATTCCATTCCATTGGGATGAAAAGTGAATATAGTCCACTTTTAGTTTGACCATTTTTGTTACGATTTTTTACGTCAGAATCTAAGTATAATTTTTTAAAATTTCCTCCTCCTTTTTCAATAGAATTAGAAGTACTCCCCATCATACATTTTCCAATAATTCTAGAACCTAATCTAAGACATGTTTTTGTAACTCTCCAATTATTAAGTATATTATCAGGTCTTTCCCACTTCCCACTTTCATCATGAGACAGTAGTTTTAATTTTTCCCCATCATACGAGTTGTCCCCTGTATTTTTCCAGTCAATAGTGGTATCGAGACCTTCAAGTTCTTTGACTTTTTCATTTGCATCAAGTTTCTTTCTGGTAAGTTTGGAAGCTGGGACTCTATACGCAAGTTCGGTTTTGGGCCTGTCCATTCCATCTTGGATGGGCTTGAAGAAGAAGGGATAGTTAAGTGATATGGGAACGACCTTATCGGTGAACATCTTCTTAGCATCCGACCCTGTTTTTGACAATATGCCAAAACGTGAGTCACGTGAGGTGGTTGCTGTATGCACGAGTTCTGATGAGGACATAAACGAAAAGCCTGAACGCCTGTTTTTAAGATAGCACATTCCGTATGAACGAACGTCCGCTTTGCATGCCTCCCAAAATATATAGAATAATCTATTGGACTCTCTAAAGTTTGGCTGCCCAACATCAATTTTGGTCCAGCACAAGTACATGTAATGAGAGCCAGTAATATAAGTAGGAACGTTTTTGTTATTAAACCAAAAACCTTCTTCACGCCTTTCAAACTCTTTGTCAATATAGTCATACCATTTTTCTTTAAAAGTATCAGGATATTTTTCCCAATCAAATACATTTTTAATTTTACTTAACTCTTTAGGATATTCTAATTTACCCCAATAATTACCTTCAAAATTATAAACATCTTTTTTTTGAGGTAAAGCAATTTTTAAGTTTTGTATTTCATATACTTCATCAATCGTGCCATCTTTAGAAATAACAACCATATCAAACTCCTTGTTATATCCATAATCCCAAGACTTAGATTTATTTTTAGATTTTAATACCTTAGAAGGTATAACATCTTTTAATACTTTATATAGAGTTTGTTCGTACATTACTTTGACCTACCTTCAGCAAAGCCCTTAAATTCAGAACTTTTATTTTTTACATCATCTTTTTGAAGCATGCTTCTTTCTAATTCAATTCTAGATAGTATTTCAAAAGCATCAAAAATTGCAAGTTTTTTTGTAGCTGCTGCATTCTTTAATTTATCTGCAGCTAATTCATCATCTTCTCCGTACTTTATTATTTGTTCCTCAGCTACTTTAATTAATTGATTTACGGCTTTTTCTCCTGCAATAATTATTCTTAATTTAATTTTATCTACATCCATGTTTATAACGTTATTGTTATATTAGTGTCAAACATTCTATATAACTTTTCTCCATCAACCTTGAATTCATATTCACTATTTGGCTGAAATGAAACTTTATCGCCTTTATTAATACCCTTGCTAATTAAGTATTTGTTAGGATACTTAACTAAGCCTATTAATGGCTCTTCATTTTCGTGAGTTTTAAGATAATGATTCCCACCTTTTTCAATAGGTTTAATCATGCAGTATTTAGAATGAGCTTGCCATTCTTCATCTTGCTTATACATAAAAAATTGATCATTGTCTATAAAAAACAAATCATCCTTAAAGAAGCTTTTTCCGCTCTTTTCTCTACCCTGCATATCATTGTAGTACTTAAATACATTATGATGTACTAAAAGGGTGTCCCCTGGCTTTACAGGGCCTGTGTAGTTGATTGGAGTTTCGACAACTATTGCGTATCGATTTGATGAGGTATGATCTTCTTTAGATGTACTAGTTATAAAGTTAACGTTTCCAATCTTTTTTGTATTATCATACCTTTTGTCATTGTAAGGTTTTACAATAAAATAAAAAGGTGATTTCATTCAAAATTTATATTATATTCAATTGATATTGGCATATTAGAATTAAACTCTTTCCAAAGGAATATTTCTCCTTTTTTGTTTTCAATCCAAATTTTTATAGAATTGTTTTCTTCTATATGCTTTATCAAATGTATACAATAATTTCCATTTAAAATATCTTGACCTAAAATATAGTGCATAGCACTAGACTTGTAATCTGCTCCTACTGAAATTTTTCTTATATCATTCATGTTATTAAATTTTATTTTCCATCAAAGGGAGCGTATATAGACAGCATAAAAGAATTTCCATCTGCTAGTACTACTGTTGCAAAAGGATTTCTGTTTTCAGTATTTACAGACATAGACTTAATAGTAGTTTCTTTACCACCATTAAAACTTACAGGAAAATCTGGGCCTGGAAGGCCTTGGATACCTTGACTCCCTGTTGCACCTCTTGCTCCTTGACTACCTGTATCTCCTTTAGCTCCTTGACTACCTGTTGCGCCTGGACTACCATTCGTACCATTAGTTCCTGCTGTTCCTGTTGCTCCTCTAAGACCTTGTATTCCTTGACCACCTGTTGCTCCTGCTGCTCCTGTAGAACCTTTAGCACCTACGTCTCCTTGAATTCCTTGAATACCTTGTATACCTTGGTCTCCTTTCGCACCTGCTGCTCCTGTTGCTCCCTTAGCACCATTAGCTCCGTTTGTTCCTGCTGCTCCTGTAAGGCCTCGAATACCCTGAATCCCTTGTCCTCCTGCTGCGCCTGTTGCACCTTTTGCACCATTTGTACCGTTAGTACCTGCAGACCCTGTTAAACCTCTAATACCTTGAATCCCTTGTCCTCCTGCTGCTCCTGTGTCACCTTTCGCCCCTGCGCTTCCTGTGCTACCCTTAGCTCCTAAATCCCCTTGTGGGCCTTGTATTCCTTGTATTCCTTGGTCACCTTTCGCTCCTGCCGCACCTGCTGTTCCTGTTGCTCCTTTCGCTCCTGCTGCTCCTGTTGTTCCTGTTAATCCACGAATACCCTGTATTCCTTGGTCTCCCTTAGCCCCATTTGTACCGTTAGTACCTGCTGCTCCTGTTGCACCTTTCGCTCCTGCCGCTCCTGTGTCACCTTTCGCTCCTGCCGCTCCTGCTGTTCCTGTAAGACCTCTGATACCTTGTATACCTTGATCTCCCTTAGCCCCATTAGTTCCATTAGTTCCTGCAGCACCTTTCGCTCCTGTAAGGCCTATATCTCCTTGTCCTCCTTGGATACCTTGAATTCCTTGGTCACCCTTAGCTCCTGTTAAACCTGTAAGTCCTCTAGCACCGTTTGTACCATTAGTTCCTGCAGCACCCTTAGCTCCTGTAAGACCTATGTCACCTTGACCACCTTGGATACCTTGTATACCTTGGTCTCCTTTTGCTCCTGTTCCACCTTGAGAACCTGTGTCTCCTTTTAAACCTTGAATTCCTTGTTTTCCAACTGCGCCATCTGTACCTGCTGCGCCTGTTAAACCTGTAAGTCCTCTAGCCCCATTTGTTCCATTTGTCCCTGCTGACCCTTTTGCTCCAGTTAACCCTATATCTCCTTGGACGCCCTGTATTCCTTGTATACCTTGGTCTCCTTTAGCTCCAACTCCACCTTGAGCGCCTTTTGCGCCTGTCAATCCAATATCACCTTGAACACCCTGTAGTCCTCTTACACCTTGGTCTCCCTTAGCTCCGTTTGTTCCTGCGTTTCCTTTAGCTCCTGTTAATCCAATGTCACCCTGTGTTCCCTGAATTCCCTGAATACCTTGGTCTCCTTTAGGGCCTATAGATGTTGGGATTTGAACCTCGTTACCATCACTAAGACTTAATGTTGTACCTGATATAGATAATTCTTGAAATCTGCTGTTTATATTTACATTACGACCTTTTACATCCGTAGTTACACTTATTGAACCTTGTCCTACAAAATTTAATGTATCACTATTACTCTCTGCAACAATATCTTCTATGCCTCCTGATGCCGTAATTGTTTTAAAAATTGGTTGAGAAGAACCTCTATCTGCATTGGTTAAAGTAACAGTACCTGATGTTCCACCACCACTCATACCTGCTCCTGCAGTTACTCCTGTAATATCTCCACCTGGTGTAGAAGTTATGTATCCTTGATTTTTTACCCAAGCAGTTGAAGCTGCTGAAGTTGAATCATTTGCAGTTGCTATTGTTCCCACTACAGGAATTGAACTGAATGTTTTTGCACCACCAATAGTTT